GTCTTATTGAAATGGATGATAACGTAGAAGGTGCACAGACATTGGCTTGTTCAGCAGGGAATTGTGAGATATGAGTGATGAGAATTGGAAAGATGGATACCAACAAGGTTTCCAAGATGGATATGGACTAGGAAAAAGATGGCAACAACCAACTATTCCTAATCCATTCACAGATATTCCAAAAGAAGGATGGAAACCAAAACAAGATTGGTTAAGAGCTGAAAAAGTAGGAACTAGATGTTCTGTTTGTGATATGTTTTTTGAATATGGTAAAGCTTATGGATACGTATGTCCACATGATAAGTGCCCATCTAGAATAACATGTGGCACATTTACAAATTTTACAGGATTTACAGGAAGTATAGTAATAAGAGATCCTGGACCAGCAGATGGTTTATCTTATGAGGAAATTTATGGTTCAGTAATATACCAACAAAATAATAAGAAGGAAGAATAAATGGCATGGTCAACAGGTACACAAATATTTGAAGAGGTTGCTACAGTAATTAGAGCAAATGTTGCTGATTATGAAGCAAGATGTGACATATACAGAGAATTGATTCCAATTTTTGAAGATAATGGCGCAGAACTTTATGATGTTTATAAATCTGTTGATGAAGCGTTTGATGAAGTTTGGTCAGAAATGAATCCTGATGACGATTACGAGGATTGATCCTCCATTGCCATTGCTTAACCCTAAAGGAAAAGCAATGGCGCACTTCCTTATTGATTATGGTCTTGAACACGATTTATACTGGGTGTGTTTTCAAGATGACACTGGTGAATGTTGGACTTGGAATAACAGCGTTATAAGATTACAAAATAATATTACCACTGGTAGGATACTAACATAGCGACTAATAAAAAATATATTGGTAAAAAGATTTTTCATTTTACTAAGACGAAACAAGTCAAAGGTAAAAAGAAAAAGTCTAAAGTCGAAAGCGACTGGCAGACATACTACGGTTCCAATAAAGAGCTTAATGAACACGTGGAGTTATTTGGAACAAATAATTTCAAAAGAGAAATATTACATCTCTGCGTAAATAAATCTCAGATGTCTTATCTAGAACTACGAGAACAGATAGATCGTAGAGTCTTGGAGACAGAAGAGTATTATAACGAATGGATCTCTGCAAAAGTTCGTAAAACAAAACACTTGACTAACATATAATCTTATAGTATATTAAAGGAGCAATATTATGAAAAAAGGTAAGAAGATGCGAAAGTTGCTTATCAAGCTACAGAATCAGCTTGGTAAAAATGAAGGCAGAGACGTATGGCGTCAGATGGTGAAAGGAATGAATAATGGCATGGCCTCACAAGAATCGACCACGTAAGGGTCGCCGTAAAGTCGGCAGTCAGAAGCGTAAGGCTCGTCGTCTGAAGGGACGTAAGAGGAAGTAAGTTATGAAAATGAATCTGGATCAAGTAAAAGAGTTTATCGAAAATACATCATTGGCGACTAAAATTTACATTGGTTCAGATTCAGCACGTTTTCGTAAGAAAGATGTGTGGTTTGCTGAATACTGTACAGTTGTAGTAGTTCACTATGATGGTAAGCATGGTTGTAAAGTTTTCGGTCACATGGAAACTGAAAGGGACTATGATCAGAAGAAAGACAAGCCACGCATGCGTCTTATGAACGAAGTAATTCGTACGGCGCAAATGTATCTAGATCTTGAGGAAGCAATTGGAGTTAGAGATATAGAAATTCATCTGGACATTAATCCTGATGAAAAGCATGGTTCTTCATGTGTTATCTCAGAAGCTGTGGGATATATCAAAGGAATGTGTAACGTTGTTCCTTTTGTTAAGCCACGTGCTTTTGCTGCTTCTATAGCTGCGGATAGATTGCTTGCATAAAAATACACTCCGGTCGCCAAGTGGTTAAGGCCAGCCGCTCATAACGGCTCTACCGTAGGTTCGAATCCTACCCGGAGTACCACTATTTTATTACTGAAAAATTCAAATAATCAGCTCTTGTGGGAATTCCATTAGAGAATGTAGTTATTGTAAAATACGTATTCGTATCATTTACAACAGAACATGTCATAATGTTTGCTGATGGCTTTCCAGCATTTGATGCCACCGAATAATAAATGTCTGGCATAGATACTGAAAAATGAGGTATGTATGTAGAATTTGCGTCATGAGTAACGAATCTTATATTACCTAAAGCGTTGTATGGCATTACGCTATCATGAGGATCTGATCTGTATAAAATACAGCTACCATTAGTGGTTGTTGAAGTTTCGGATGTAATAGTAAAAACTGTTGTATTTGTTACGCTTGTTACATTGAAAAAATTATTTACTGCTGTTCCAGAAGTGAACATAGCATATATTTTATCATTTGCTTGTAGATTGTGTTGCACATAAGAAGAAACTATGGGAATTGTAACAGTAATAGTAGTTTCTGATTGTGAATATGTTCCTTCAGGACTACCAACCCCAGACGATGCATTTAAATCACCCCATCCTCTACAGAAAAAAACTGGAAGATTATTAAACTGTATATCAGCAGAAGTATAAGAAACGTTTAAAGAATTTGCAGAGTCAAGAGTTTGAACTGTCAAATTATTATTTGAATCTAATAATAAACTATTGACGTTAGAATTCAGATATATGTAATGAGTTTCGTCAATACCGACATTAGATCCAATAATATTAACATTGGATCCGTCTTTTGTTTCAGATAAAGCTATAGCAGAACTGTTAGCAAAAGAAATATAATAAGCGTTATTTGCCTTAAGACCTTCAACAGCTGTGTTGTTAGTAGGCACAACATATCTAATTAAATCGTTAACTACAAGATATGTATTGGCGCTTGCTATTAAGATCGTATCGTTTGCATCATCATATCCTGAAGAATTAGCAGAAAAAGAAAAATAATTAGAATACAAAGCTGACATACGATCCTCCAAATTTTAATTATTTATAAAGGACATATATTATGAAGAATATTATTTCTATTGTTTTTATTTGTTTATTGATAAACACTAGTGCTAAAGCAGGTTTTTTAGAAGAACTGATTAGTGGATTTAATCAAACACAAAATGTAAAATATAAAGACAAACATTCTAAACATATAAATAATAATTACTCAACTGGCGGTCATAATGCTAGTTGGTATAACGATCGGAGCGGACGGACAGCATCCGGTATGCGTCATCACTACGGTGTAGCGCATAGAACTCTACCGTTTGGAACAAGGGTTTGTATTACCAATCCCTCAAATGGTAGATCAGTAGAAGCCGTTGTAACTGATAGAGGGCCATTCGTCAGAGGAAGGACTATTGACGTAAACCAAAATGTAAGGGGTGCCCTAGGATTTTCTGGAACAGCACATTTAAACTATCACCCGTGCTGATGTGTCAGTTACACACAACAGAAAGGTAAATCAAATGAAGAGGATTATTTTTGCTGCGATGACAGCAATGGCTATGCTTGCATTCAGCAACGTAGCAGAAGCTAGTCGTGGCATGAATACTCAGTATTCAAAAAGAGAAGAAGTCACTTTTGATCCTATTAGTGATCTTCTAGGTGGTAGTAATTGGAATGTGACACCACAATTCCGAGTACATTATAAACGAAGCACATTCTGCCTATGCAGGTAAGTTTGACCGCATTGCGGCATCTGCCAGACGGGCAGGTTATACAGTTCTCTGGCGTGTTGCTGGGCATTTTAACCACATGCACATTCAGAGATAACTAAGTAGAGGGTGGCAGGTCCGTGCCACCCTTTTTTCATGGAGGAATGATTGATTAACGTAAAAGAAGAAGAGAAAACAGTTCCTAGTTTAGAAGAGCATCATTATTATATTTTCTCTCAAGATTTCAATAATAGCTCCTGTTCAGATGCTATGTCATTTATTTTGTCTAGAAATCTAATGACGACTAAAGATAGACCTAAACAAATCAAATTCATTATTAATTCTCCTGGTGGTTCCGTTGCAGCAGCATTTGCTCTGATTGATACAATCAAAGGTTCTAAGGTTCCGGTGTATACCTATGGTTTGGGTGAAATTGCTTCTTGTGGTCTACTTACGTTTATGGCGGGAGAAAAAGGAAAGAGGTTCATTACTCGTAATACCGCAATTCTTTCTCACCAATTCTCCTGGGGTTCAATTGGTAAAGAACATGAACTAATGGCGTCGGTAAAAGAATTTACCAACACAAGTAAAAGAATTATTGAACATTACAAACGTTGCACTGGCCAATCAGAAGCAACAATTAAAAAATATCTACTACCTGCAGAAGATGTTTGGTTAACTCCCAAGGAGGCAATAAAGTATGGAATCGCAGACCAAGTTGTGGACTTTTACTGAGTGGGCTGCAACAATAACTCTTATTTTAGGAGTTGCTCTTACTTCGTGGAACATATATCCAGCTAACATATATATGAGTGCATTGGGTAATTTCTTATGGTTGTTAATGGCCTTACATTGGAAAAAATGGTCATTGATTACTATTCAAGTTTTTATTATTCTCTTATATGCAGGCGGTATTGTAAAGGTTCTTCTGTAATAAATAGCTTTACTTTCACTACAATTAAAGTTATAATAAACTGTCTTAACTGGAGGTTGTCATGGAACTAAGTAGCGATCTAGAATATATGGTAGAGACAGATATGATCATGTGCGGATATGATCCTTATGATCTACGAGATATTAAAGCCTACTGGGAGGAACGACTAAATGGCTATTGAACTTTATTCAAAAACTAACTGTTCTTTTTGCGATCAAGCAAAACAGCTTCTTCGAACACATGGTAAAGATTATATCGAGTATAAGTTAGATGAAGACTTTACTCGAGAAATTCTTTTATCTAAGTTTCCTGAAGCAAAAACATTTCCTGTTGTGGTAGTTGATGGTTTTCATATTGGTGGATATCAGCAGCTTCTGCAGCAACTCAATGAAGAAACAAGTGACACTCGTAAAGTCCTACTAGAGGGTAACTACTACGGAGCTTAATTATGTCTAATTATGATCGTGATACTATTTTGAGAGATCTAAAGAAGAATGTGGCAGAAGTCTTTTTCACGAAAGTAAATGGCGAAAAGCGTGCAATGAAGTGCACGCTTATGCCAGAGCTTCTACCTCAAAGCACTGACCTCAATCATCTCGAAGAACAACATCAGAAACAAGAGAATCTTAGTACTATTGTTTGTTGGGATATCGAAAAAGGTGGTTGGAGGTCATTCCGTGTTGAATCAGTAGAAGTGGTTCAATTACTCGACTCATACAACTATATGTAAAGGAATCATAAATGAACGAAAACACTTATTGGGGGTATCACCTAATAGTCAATGCAGGAGATTGTGATAGAGAAGCAGTCACAAATGCAGAAAAGATTCGCGAGTTTGCTAAAGAATTAGTAAAACGTATCGATATGGTAGCTTATGGAGAACCACAGGTTATTCATTTCGGAGAGGACAATAAAGCTGGTTATACTCTAGTTCAGCTTATTGAAACTAGTAATATTTGTGCGCACTTCTGCGATGATAGTGGTGATGCTTACATCGATGTGTTTTCGTGTAAGCCATATGATATGCATGTAGTTTTGACTTTAATAGATCTATACTTCTCACCAGGAAGAATGCAGCATACAATGATTGAAAGACAAGCATAAGTATGAATGATATTGTGATTGGTATAACATTCGGTTCTTTTGATTTACTTCATGCTGGTCATGTTTCTATGCTTGAACAATGCAAGAAACAATGTAATTGGTTGATTGTAGGGTTACAAACAGATCCTACAATCAATCGCCCTAATAAAAATAAACCTGTTCAGACAACTTTTGAAAGGTTCTGTCAGTTAAACGCTCTTAGATGCGTCGACGAAATCATTCCCTACGATACAGAAGAAGATCTAAAGAATATGTTATCTATTTTAAATATAGATAAGAGGTTCATAGGATCAGAGTATATGGGCCAAGTTCTTAACGCTCAAGATGTTTGTGAAATGCGTGGAATAGAAATAATATATATTGATAGAATACATAATTATTCTTCTAGTGAACTAAGAAAAAGGATTGAAAATGAGTCACGCTGATAATTATTTTAAGGAAGTAGTAACGATTGCTCAAAGTATTGATACAGTCAAAGTTCAAATTATGGCGCAGCTTCTTGCGAAAGTTCGTGAAAGCGGTGGTCGTGTATTTGTTCTTGGTGTTGGTGGTTCTGCTGGTAACGCTTCCCATATGGTTAACGACCTTAGAAAGTTATGTGGTATCGAGGCATATTGTCCCACTGACAATGTTCCAGAACTCACAGCACGAACTAATGATGAGGGATTCGACACAATCTTCGAAGAATATCTCAGAGTAAGTAAGTTTAATATCAAAGACGCTATCTTTGTTCTATCCGTCGGTGGTGGTAATAAAGAAAAGAATGTTTCAGTTGGTCTTGTAAAGGCTATTGATCTTGCTGATTCAGTTGGCGCTCAAGTATTAGGTATTGTTGGTAAGGGCGATGGTTATGCAGCAAAGATGGGCAACTGTGTTGTCGTTGTTCCTTGTGTTGATAACTCCCGTGTCACTCCTCATTCAGAAGCATTCCAGGGAGTTGTCTGGCATTGCCTAGTTTCTGACCCTGCACTACAGAAGAATGCAACAAAATGGTAAAGGCTATTTTTCTAGATCGCGATGGTACGATCAACAAACTAGTTCATGGTAGAGAAGATCCCAAACATGTTTGTCCCTGGTATTATGCAGAGTTTGAACTAATTGATGGTGTAGAAGATGCTATCAAAAAGTTTCGCAGCCTTGGATATTCTTTACACGTTGTAACTAATCAACCTGATGTTGATGATGGTTATACCACGGAAGAAACTATGGATGCTATTCATAGCTATATAAAGAATAGACTGAAAGTAGACACGATTCAAGCAGCTAGAACACGTAACACACCAGAATATAAACCAAACCCTGGTATGTTAAATAAGATTACTAAAGAATGGAATGTAACTACTGAACGTAGTTGGATGATTGGTGATAGTTGGAAAGACGTTGTGGCTGGTCATAAGGCTGGCGTAAAAACTATATACCTTGGTGATATATATTCTGCTCCGGAGAAACATATGCATATCCTACCGGATTATTATGCGAAAGATCTTCTAGAAGCAGCAACAATAATTGAACAGAATATAGGTGGAGAATGATTGAAGTATATGCTGATGGTGCTGATTTAGACGGTATTCTAAAGGCGGCAGAAAATCCTAGAGTTACTGGATTTACAACCAATCCAACATTAATGAAGCAAGCTGGTATTACAGATTATGAAGGGTTTGCTAAAGATATTATCAAAGAGCTTTCAATTAGACGACCAGGAACAAATATTTCATTAGAGGTATTTGCAGACGATCATGAAGAAATGTATATTCAAGCTAAGAAAATTGCTTCTTGGGGAGAACATTATAAGTATGATGTATTTGTAAAGATCCCTGTTACAAATACTAAAGGTGTTCCTAGTTATGATCTTATTAAAAGATTGAATCACGAAGGTGTAAAGGTAAATGTTACTGCTGTCTTTACTGCTAGCCAGACTCGTGAAATTTTAGATTCTATTACTAATCCTAACGTTCCAGTTATTATTTCTATTTTCTCTGGTCGTATTGCTGACACGCTTCGTGATCCAGTTACATGGACTAAACAGTGTATCGGTGAAGCTATGGATAAACCAGCAGAGTTTGATAAAATCAAGTTTCTCTGGGCATCATGTAGAGAAATCTATCACCTGTATATGGCAGAGTTAGCTGGTTGTCATATTATTACCATGCTTCATGATCAGATTAACAAACTTAATCTAGCAAATAAAGATTTAACTCAGTTCTCGAAAGAGACAGTTCAGATGTTTTACAACGATGCTGTAAAAAGTGGCTACAAAATTAATTGAGGATATAACATGTTTGAAGAAAATGAAATTTCAAAGAATGCTAATGGTGGTACTGAGATTGCCAAGAGATCACTGTCTAAACTAATTGATCCAGAACTTCTATCTAACTTTCAGATTATCTCTTCTCGTCCAAGAGATCTTCAATCAGAAAAGATTAGAGTTCTTTTTGCCCATGATCTTCCTGAAGATCCGGAGTCTGCAAAGTTCAGAGATTCGAATGGGCGTAATAAGTTTCACAAATTTGTTTTTATTTCCAACTGGCAGTATCAGCGTTATCAGTTGATTCATGGATTACATGCTAATCCTCAGTCAGTAGTTCTAGAAACAGGAATCTATCCTGCTCCGGAAAGTTGTTTAGAAAAGCCAAAGGATAAGATTCGTTTGGTTTATACTTCAACACCACAGCGTGGTCTAGATATTCTAGTTAGTGTATTTGAACAGATCTCAAAAGATAATCCAGATATTCATCTAGATGTATTCTCTTCATTTAAAATTTATGGTTGGGAAGATGCAGATCAACAGTTTGAACCACTGTATGATCGCATTCGCAACCATCCACAGATGACGTATCATGGTTTTCAACCACACGAAACAGTTCTAGAACACCTTAATAAGGCACATATCTTTGCATATCCATCAACATGGATTGAGACAAGTTGTCGTGCGCTTATTGAAGCAATGTCTGCTGGTCTAGTCTGTGTTCATAATAACATGGGCGCTCTACCAGAAACTTCTGGTGGTTTGAATGTCATGTATCATGCAGATATGGATGACAAGAACCATCATGCTGTTGGATTTGCTAATCATTTGCTACCAGCTATTAATATGGTCAGGGATAATAAAGAAAAGGGCATGATTAATTTTAATAAGGCATATGTTGATGCTCGTTATAATATTAATCTCATTGCTAACAAGTGGGATATAATGCTTAAAGATCTTATGTGGCGTTACCCAAACGTTGAGTCTAGAGGCATTCCATCAGAAATGTTTGTCTATAGGACAATCTAATGATAATAACAAGAACGCCACTACGAGTATGTTTCTTTAGTGGAGGTAGTGATCTTCCATCCTTCTATGAAAAGGAGGATGGCGCTTCTCTATCTGTTACAATTAACAAGTATATTCACGTCATCGCTCATCAAGTTCCCAACATGGGAGTTAAGGTTATGTATGATGACGTAGAAGAACTGCATGATCTAGAACAGATGCGTCATGCTATTACTAGAGAAACATTAAAACTGTATAACGTTAATAAAGAAATAACTGTTGCTTCTATTAGTGACATTGTTTCTAAAGGTTCGGGGCTTGGTAGTTCCATGGCTTGTCAGATTGAAATGGTTAAGTGTGGATACCCTGTTGGTAAACAGGATCAATATGCTGCTGCCTATGGTGGTTTCAATCTATTCAAGTTTCATACCAATGGTTCTGTCTCTTCAGATTCTATTACATTGAACAACAAAAATATTCAAAAGCTACAAGATAACCTATTGCTTGTGTATTCTGGTAGAGGCAGAGATGCTAATAATATTCTACAGAAACAGCAGAAAGCAATGTCTAACATAGACAAATTTAAGATCGTTCAGAGAGCCAGAGATAAAGCATATGAAGGCAGAGATCTTCTACTCGAAGGTAAAGTCGATGAGTTTGGAGAACTACTAAACAAGTCTTGGTTAGATAAAAAGAATATCTGTGAAGATATTACTCAAGATTATTTTGACACAGTATATCAGAAAGCTATAGATGCTGGAGCTTTAGGAGGAAAACTTCTCGGCGCTGGTGGAGGCGGATTCTTTATCTTCTATGTTCCACAAAAAAATAAAGAAGAGGTGGCTTGGGAAGTGACAAAATACACAGAGTGTAAAGTTTATGACTTCGAGTTTACAGGAAACGGCTCGAATATTGTTTATCACCATTCGTGACTAAATATTATTGACTCTTTAAAAGAATAAAGGTATAATAATTTGTCTAATAATGTGATAGCTTTTCCTAAAGCCAATGTCAAAATCTCTAAAGACAATAGAACTGTCGAGAATATTCAACAGAATGTCGAAATGATGAAACATTATCACATTCAAGAAACTATACTGAATCTTGCACCTATCATATTCAATCAGTTAGATATAGCAGGATTCGGTTTAGATGATGAAGATGAAGAAGATAACGATGTTAAGGATGGAGCTTTTATAATCGAAGCATTGAGGTCATATATGTGTAAGTATTATGACATTCATCATCCTTTTCAGAAGATAGCTGAAAACATCTTTGAACCTAAAGAAGGCGATGAAGAGGGTGCTTTCAGAATAGTAGATGAAATAGCAATAGACTTAAGAGAAACTGAAACCGAATAGGTGATTTGTGATTATTGTTGACTTGAATCAGGTTATGTTATCCAATCTGCTTATGCAGTTGGGCAATCACACTAATGCGCAGTTAGAAGAAAATATGGTTCGCCATATGATTCTTAATTCTCTCCGTTCATATAAGGTTAAATTCGGAGATGAATACGGTGAAATGGTTATCGCTTGTGATAATACAAACTATTGGCGCAAGCAGGTGTTTCCTTATTATAAGGCAAACCGTAAAAAGAACATTGAAAACTCTGAACTTGATTGGAAGGCTCTGTTCGAATGTCTTAATAAGATTCGTGCGGAGTTAAAGGAGTATTTTCCTTACCGGGTTAATTCTAATGTTTCCCAATACGACCCTACTCGTAAGAAATGGATCAAACATGATGATCCAGAGAGATACTTGCACGAACATATTCTAAAGGGAGATGCCGGTGATGGCGTACCTAATGTTCTTTCTCCTGACAATGTTTTTGTTGTGGGTGATAGACAAAGACCCCTGACAGCAAAGAAAATGGAAAAGATCATGGGCACTGATCTAGAGGAAATGGATACCTCTTTGGCCCGAAATTATTCTCGTAATGTTCAACTTATTGATCTAAGTTTTACTCCTGAAACTATTCGTGAAAAAGTTATGGAGCAATTCGAAGCTCAAAAGGATCGTGATCGTAGCAAACTACTAAATTATTTTATAGTTAACAAACTCAAAAATCTAACTGAACATTTGAGTGAATTTTAGGAGATCATAATGGTCATTGGTATGTCAGAATTTTTGCAAAAAGTTGCAAAGTTAAAGAAAACACAAGAGAAGATTGATGCTATTAGACATAATGACAGTATTCAACTTCGTATTATTCTACAGGGAGCGTTTGATCCTAGTGTAGTATGGTTACTTCCACCAGGAGAGCCACCATATAAACCAAACGAATTAGTAGATCAACAACACGTTCTATTAAAAGAATGTGAGAAACTAAGATATTTCATTAAGGGTTTCCATGATAATCTCAA